CCTCGAAGTTGATCACCGCGCCTTGGTTCTTCAGGTCGCGCATGAACGCTTCCAGGCCGTCGGTGACGTCCTTGACGTAGGTCTTGGTGATCGAGCGGTCGACCGCCCATTTGTGGCCGGCCTGAACTGCATCCATGAGGATGAACAGCGTGCGCACGCGGGTGACGAACGCCCATTTAGGATCGCTCGACAGCGTGCGGTTACCCCAGAGACGGAAACCATCGTCACGAATGATCGTGGTGATGTTCGCGTTGTTGAGCAGGTTGGCTCGGCAGGTCTCATCGCCATCAAGGTACTCGACCGCACGGGTGGTACCGGTGATGCCGGTGAACTCCTTGTTCGACGGCGAGGCCCAGAAGCCGTAGGTCGCATCCGTCCAGGCAAACAGGCCGGCAGTCCAGGCCGAACCGGGCGCGTCCACCGTCTTGCTTTCACCGGTATCCCAGAACTGCACACCGGGGTCGACCATGAACAGGTTGCGACTGCCAAAGTTTTTCGCGTAGGCCATGGCGGCCTCATCGGTGGTGCATGGTCCGTCGATGATCCCGATAGCCCGTAGCTTCTGCGCCAAGCTATCCATGGCCGTGGCCACCGCTTGCGTAGCCGAATGGCCGGGGGCGATCAGCAATCGCGGCTGGGCGTTGAACAGGCTCTTGCCATCGAGCAGCGCCTGCAGACCGGTACGCTGACCGGACGCCAACTCACCCCCGATGATGGCAGAGGTCTGCAGCGCCGGGTCGTCCATCTTCGGCACACCGATGGCGACGATTACTGCCTTGGCCTTGGCGTAAATCGCCTTGCAGGCCTTAGTGATCGCTGAATCGGCGCCGAACGCTGCAATGGCTTCACGTTCGGTGGTGATCAGCTTGAGTTCGCCGGCCTTGGCCGTGCCGCCACCCACCAAGCCAGGGCTGAAGGTATCGCACAGGCCGATGATCGACGAGGACGGCAGCGAGATAGTGCGTGCGCCGGTATCGACCGAGGTGGTCGTGACGCCGTGAAAGAAACTCATAAGGCTCATTCTCCAGAAACGAAAAAGCCCCGCATAAGCGAGGCTGTGAGGTTGTTCGTGTTACGCGTAACGGAAATTAAAACGCCCCGTCAGTGCGGGGCGTTTATTGAGGCGGCTCGGTCAACCACAGCGGCGCAATCGGTCGATGCTCGGCGAATGGGAATTGCCAACCTTGGGGCCAGTCGCGCAACTGACGGCGGTAAGCCTGCAGCTCCGCGTACTGCTCAGCGGTGATCGAGGTCGCGCCGCCCTCCTCGATCTCGTCGCGGTGCCGGGAGACCAACGGGTCGGTCAAAGCCAACTGCGCATCGCGCCCGGCGCGCTCACCCGCCGTCAGCTCCTCAGCATCAAGCGGCGGCGGATCAATCAGAACCGGCTGACCATTTGGCCTTGACGACATTTTTTTTGGACTGCGCGACAGCTCGTCAAGCAGCGATAACCAGACACTCTCCGCCACTTCGACCACGTCGGCCGGCATGTTTTCACCATTGATCTCAAGGGTATAAGCCCCGCATGTGGACGGACTGAAATACACAACTCTTGTCATTTTTAGTTCCCTATTGCTCGCCACCACACAGTCCAGTTCGATGTGGACGCAGCTGACTGATTCTGAACGCGCAACGTGCAACCGGTCAGGGTCACCGATCCCCCCATAAGCGCGTGCATCAAACACAATGACCCCACGTGCGTCAGCGATACGTTTCGAACACCATTGAGGAACGGAACAGGGAATGTGACGTAAACGTATCCGTTAGCATCCGTAACACCCGACCCCCACTGCTCGATCCCCCCCGACGAGCGCCGCTCATAGCCATTCCCCAGAATCGACGACACACCCGACCCGCCTACAGCAAGCCAGCCACCAGACGCCGCGATGAATTCCGACGCAACGCCGTTGCCCAGCACGACATTGGGCGAACCAATCGTATTGCCATTAGGCCCTGCAATGTTGCCGTTTATCGACCTTACAGTGCAGGTGGCCGTGGCTGATGCCTGAATGTAGAAGCGGCTCCCAGCAGGCAACTGCGACGAATCAGGCAGCGTGAGAGTAATTGCCGGGGCGTTGGCATAGACGTACTTGCCGACATCGGCAGCCGTCAAAACCGTATTTGCTGAGTAGGTCACGTAACCGGCCAAACTACCCGCTGCACGCTGCACAAACTCGGTAGTCGCCAATGACTTGCTGCTGTCGAATTGCGGCTGCGTCTCCCAATGCGGCCCCCGCAAAATCGGCGAATACTTCAGCGCGCCATCGCCCCCTTCCAACGCCCAGCCCTGACCGTTATTCAAGCGCCGGAAGGCCGAGATCGTCGATTGAGGCTGAGTGAACGGCCCCAACGCGCCGTTGATCGCAATCAGAGACTGCCCGGCCTTCGCCTTGAAGGTCGCACCATTCAAACCTGCGAGAACAGTAACGACTGCCCCTTGAGGAACAGTGCTCGCATCCGGCAGGGTGACGGTCGACCCCGACCCGCCAGGCGCCACCAAGCGCCCAACATCAGCCGGCGATAAATCTATGCTCCCGGGATAGGTCACCAGATCCGCATAACTACCCTGCGCTCGTTGGGCGAACTCGGTCGTCGCGAGCGATTTGCTGTTGTCGAACTGCGCCGGCGTCGGGGCTGTCGGGTTGCCGGCGAAACTCGGCGAAAACAACCGGGCTAACCCGTCTGTAATGTCCTTGAACGTCAGCGCGGTAGTGCCCACGACAATCGGGCCATCTGTCACCAGTTGCCAAATCGTATCGGCCTGCGTCGCCCCGGTCTCGACCGCCACCGTCAGGTTGGGCGTTACCTTGGCGCTGTTGTCCGCATCCTTGGCCCGCACCCAGGCACCCACCGCCACCACATACGGCCCGTTATCCTTGGCGGCCGCCTGATTTTTTACCAGCACCCGATCACCGGCCGCGAGTGCAACACCGTCAATCGTCTGCAGACCGACCAGACTGATATTGGCGGTGGTAGCGGCGCGCACCGACTGCTTGATGTCGAGCTTGCTCAGTTCGTCCAGAATGCGCGAATCGACGTATTCACTCGTCGCCAGCACTACGGCCGGGTCGATCTTGAGGGTGATGTTCCCGGTACTGGACACCACAAAATTCATCCGCACCACTTGCGTGCGGCCGGAGCCTTGCGACAGCAGCGGCTTGAAGCTCGGCGCACAGTTGGCCACCGCCACCAGATCCCCGTCCGCGTCGTACAGGCCGATCTCGCGAATCCATTTACCGCCCTCGTCGGCCGGAATGATTTGCTCGGCGATGATCACCGCCGGATTGACCGGGTCCACGCGAAGCTGATTCAACGGTTTGCGGCGCCACTCGCTGAGCAGCTTGGTCTGAGTGGCCGCCGGCACTGGATTGGGCGGGTCGGCCAGCCCTCCCGGGTTGGCATCGCCAACCCCCATTTCGGTGATTTTCCAGGCAACGCCGAGCGCGTCGGCGTTCGCCTGTTTGGCCATCCCCACGTTCGTGAGGATCGCGAAAAACTGCGAATTCGCATCAATCATAATAAACGTCCAGAGTGTCTAAAGTGTGCTCGCGACCAACCACGCCCATGCTGCCGGTGACCTCAATGTCACGCATGACGGGCGGGTAAACGTCGATTTCGTCGCCGTCGTAGAGGGACACGGCAATGTCTAAATTGCCTTGGGTTTCCAGGCTGATGGCCAAGCCGGTAAGTTGTCGGCTGACGGGCTTGGCGTCGTCGATTAAGCGTTCAAGTTCGAGATACATTTCCTCGGTGATGCCGGTGTCGAGCACCCCCACCTTCAGCGCGAAGGTGCCCGGCACGCCCTGCGGCACGGTGTTGAACCATTCGACGATCTCGATCAGGTAGCCCAGCGGCTCAACCACTCGACGCAAAGCGCCGATGGTGCCCTTGTGCTTGTGGATGAAGAACGACGCCTTGATGGCGGCACGCTTGACCGACTCCGACCACGCCGGATCCCAGCGGTCGACCGACCAGGCCCAGGCCAGATGCGGCAGCAGGTGCACCGGACAGGTGTCGGGGTTGTACAAGGTGCGCAGCGGAATCAACGTGTTTTCGGCGAACGTCGCCTCGATCCCCCGCTCCAGGGGAGTGCTGTTGAGCGGCAAGAGACTGCGCATATCAACCTCCCAGCACGACGGAATAACCGGTGCAGTACGCCGCCTGCGCCTTGGTCGGTTTGAGATCCAGCCAGTCCGTCAGCTCCACGCGGGCCACGCCGGCAACGTGCAGCTGCGCATCGACGCCAGAACGCGCCACTTCGACGCCCAACCGGCGGCGTGGATTGATCCAGGCCTCAAGCCGCTTGATCGCCTCGGTAAGCGCGGCGTCGTTCTCCGGGCCAGCACCTTTCATGTGCAGCACGGCGTCTACGCGGTAGCGCAGGATCTGCGCGCCACGCACCGTGACGCGATCACCCACCGGGCGCACGTCGTCGTCATTCACCGCCGTGGCGACCAGCTTCAACAGTTCAGGACTGGCCGTGCCGTCACCTTCAAGGCCCAACACCGTGACATCCACACAGGCCGGTGACGGGCTTTCCGCCGTTGCATCTGCCACCAGCGCTGAAGCATTGCGCGCATGCAGGATGTAACTGTTACGCGGCCCTGCCGTAGTCAGTCCCTCATAGGCCAATTGCACGCGCTCGCGCAGAGCGTCGTGTGATTCCATCACCGCCTCGACCGGTGGTACCGCCTGCGGATCGGCAGGTTGAATCACCAGTCGCTCGAGATTGACGTTGGCCGCGAGGTGATCCAGATCGGCGCCCGTGGCATAGGCCAGCAGTTGCGACTTGGCCGCGTCGTTGACCCGTGCCCGGTTGCCTAGCTTGATATAGCTGCCGACCTCAAGCAGCTTGGTCACCGGATCACTTTCCAGCGTGGCCGTCCAGTTGCCCCCCATGTGACCGCGAAACACGTCGAGTGCCTCGCCATACACCTCTTCAAAATCCAGCGGCTCCAGCACGTCCGGTGCGGGCAGCTCCGACAGATCCACCAGGGTACTCATACCCACACCTCCAACGTGCCGCGCACACCGAGGTATTCGCCGCTGACTTGTATGTTGATTTTGCCGCCCAGTACGGACAGCACGCGCACTCGCTCCAGCTTCAACCGTGGCTCCCACCGGCCCAGCGCCCGGGCGGCTTCAGCCTGCACGGCGCTTTTCCAGCCCTCGTTGACAGGCAAATCGACCATGCGCCGCAGGTTGCTGCCGTACTCCGGACGCTCGCGGCGACCCACCAATGGTGTACCGAGTATGTCTCCAATGGACTGGCGTAAATGCTCGATGCCGGAGATGGGTTGCCCGGTGTGGCGATCCATTCCGATCATCGGGTTTACTCCTTGAGTTGCTCGAACTCGGCATGTGCTTTAAGCGTTTTCAGCGCCACATCGTCGGCGCTATCGACCGTGACTTTGTTCTTCGCCACGGCGAGAGTGCGGCCGTCCGGCAGGACAACCGTGCGCGAGGTGTAGAGCGTGTCGCGAAAGGTTACGGACATGGGCATCAGCACAGGGCTGATGGGGGTGGACTCAGACGCAGTGGATTCATCTTGATGTTTGGCCATGGGAACTCCAGGCATGAAAAAGCCCGCACGCGGCGGGCTAAATAAATGTTGAGTTAGTGCTTGTGATGATTGTCACTTTGGCCGGTGGCCAGAATGTCGGCATCGCTGGTGATGCTCTGGGTAGCGTGCAACGGGCCGTCGATGTTGACCTGGCCTTTGATGTTCACAACGCCCTCCAGATTGATCATTCCGGACTTTACGGCGAAGGCATTGTCGGTGACTTCGGCCTGAGTTGATCCGACCTTGATCGTGACCGTACCGCTCGGCACGCTGATGGTATAACTGCTCGTCTGCCAGTCGTAGACCAGAGATCCTCCATCGTCGAAACGCCAGACTTCAACGTGATCGCGATTGTCCGGAGGCGCGCCGCCATTCCCATAAAGGCCGGGAATGAATGTGCCCTGCGCCACCTCGCCACTGGCACTGATCAGGGTGCCCTGCTCGTTGAGGCTCGGCGCCCGCCAGTGCCGCGCCTTGCCGGCGGCAATGCTGTGCCAGCGTACCCAGCCGCTGACCCACTCCCCGTCCGAGACTCGGCACACTGGGGGTGACGCGGCCAGATCCACCGCCACCACGTAGCAATCCTTTACCAGGCCGGCGAGCATGCGGTCGTGCTGGGCCGCGACGTAACCGGAACTCATTGCACGTCCTCCGGACGGAACGGGCCGTCGCCCGGCTCAATATTCAACACCAAGGTGCCCGGCGGCTGATCCGGCCAAGGCCATTCGGCCTCACCGAGGTAGATCTGCTGCGTCCATTCCACGACCCAGACGGTGTAGCCGTCCAGTTCCGGTTTGGTCCAGTCCTGCATGGCCTGAACGAACTCGGCCGGCTCGACCTCAACGCCCCAGCACTGCATGCGCAGCAACGCGGCGAGGTGGCCCGCCAGAAACACCGCTTGTTGATGATCATCCGGCTGAATCGGATCGGTGATCACTCGCGCCTCGAACTTGCAGGCCAAGGCGGTTTCACCGGTTCCCGGATCGAGACCCGGCTCCATCTCAGCCAATTCGATAGCACCGCTGGCAGCGGCAAGCGATCCAAATCATCCGGCCACATGGACACCGTCTGCAGGCCCGGAAAGTGCTCTTGAATGCGCCTCTCGATGGCGTGATACAGCTGTTCAAGACTGAACGGCTCGTCGACTGGATCCGTCACGTCATTTCCCCTTCAAGTGCTTCTGCACTTCGAAATTGAGTTCTTGCTGCAGGACATGAACCAGGTGTTCGTCAGCCTTGCGTACCCAGCTCTCGAAGTGCGGGCGGGCCTGCTCCAACGACACCTTGGCCTTGGCCAGCGGGAAGCGGTTGTCGTGCTCGGCGATCCAGCCCGAACTCGCGCCGACCGCACCGCTGACATCGCTGTCGGGATAATCGCTCGCCCTGAAGTGCTTGCTGCCGGTACGAATCCAGACGTCTGCGCTGTTGCCGTAGACCTTTTTGAAGAACGCGCCCTGAAAGCGCCGGCCTGCCACCGAGACACCCGAGCGACTCTGTCGAGGCCGACCGATGCGGCTGGCCTCCATGGCGTTGAGGCCAAACCACAATTTGCCGCTGTTGGCCCCGCCACTGACCGGGTAGGCCCGCAGCCGCTGCCGAACAGCAGCGACTGCAATCCGTTCCTGTCTGCCGACAGCGCGGGCGATGTGTGTGGCAAGCCAACGCAAAGTTTTGTTGATGGCTCGGCGCTGGGCGTTGGCCGCTGCTTTTGGCAGCACGGCGGCAAAGTCCTGAAAGGCTTTCAGGTCTGCCGCCGATGTCTGCAACGAGATCATCCCGCCGCCAGCCGAGGGCTTGAAGTGACTGCCAACACTCATGCTTTAGGCCTCAATAGCAATGCTACCCAGCCGGTGCCGTCTGGCTCCAGTTTGATCAGGTCGTACTGGCCTCCCCCGTCTTGCCTCGCAAGATCAATAACCACCAGCTGTCCCGGCTCTACACCTGCAGCATCGACGACGCGAATCTCAAATTGCGGCTCGCGCAATGCGGTGTTGATTCGCCCCATGCGCGGCTGCAACCAAGGCGCGGAAAAGAAACCGGCGATCTCTCGACCGCCGACCGTTGCCATATCGCCCAAGCCATCCAGAACCAAGGCATCCATGTCGTCGCTCAATTCGCGAAAGCCCATCACTCACCTCCGCTGTCTTCGTCCTTATCGGCAACGTCCGACTGTTGGCGCAGCAGTTCTTGTGCTCGCGGATCCTTGAGCGGGGCGATACGCCCCTCAGCGAGTAACGCTTCCTCGATTTCTTTATTCGGCGGACTGTATGGCTCGCCCTTTACGACAACGACGCGGCCATCCTGCACGCAACCATCGATCACCAGAAACTCGGCTTTCTTGGCCATGTCACACCACCTTGGCGTAGATGAAGGCATCCGGTTCGAGCAGGCCAGCCAATGCTGCACTCTGGAGCTTCAGCCAACGAGCGCTTGGCTCTTGGGTCACCCAGCTTTTCGGGAAGCGCGCCGCTTCGACCAAGCCGCTTTCCACGGCTTCCAGATCTTGGATCGCGCCATACAACATGGCGTTGCGCGTCGAAGTCGAACCGAGAATCAGGCCGCCAGCCGGAATCATTGGCTGTTCTTCTTCGTCGTCATCCAGGTACCACTCGTCATAGCCATAAAGGTCGACGCCCGGATCATTCAGATAGCCGAGGTACGTCACACCGTCGGGCAATTCCTCGGGCTTGATCAGGCCCATATCGACGCGGCGAGTGTTGAGCTGCTTCATCACCGTCGCATTCGACTGGAAGGCATCCAGTGCTTCACCGCTCATGGCGACGATGTTGGCTGTACGTCCAGAGTCCTTGGCGATTTTGCGTTTCCAGCCACGCAGATTGGCAATAGGATCACCGTCAGAACTGTTCCATTGCCCGCTGCCCAAGCTGATCTTGTGATCACTGGACATCAGGAAGTCGATCGTGTCGTCCACGCCTTCGCCGATCACGCGGACTTTGCCGGTGGTGAGGGCTTGAGCACACATCCACTCCTCACGGCGTACGATTTCATCGTCCAAGTCACGCAGATCCTTGCCGAGCAACTGCCCTGCCCGCTCCAATGGAGTACGCGAAGAAAACGGGTTGTCACCCGCCGAACGCTTGAGTACCAACTCGGCAGTGGTTTCGCGCTTGGGTTGGATGTAAGGCGGGGTGTAGTTGCTGGTGGTGTAGCCCTCACGCAACGACACACTGCCAGGCAGACGCGGGTGAACAAAGGGAGCCATTTTTCGCTTGCCTTTGATAATGTCGATGTCGACCGTTTTGGTCGGGAACGTCACTGGGCTGCCACCGTTGAAAAACGTGTTCAACAAAAAACGGCGCGCAGTCGGCATCTGCTCAACCGCTTCGAGCATGGTGCGGGTATCAAAAATATCCATTTAGAACTCCGAATTAACGAACGAACAGGCTCAGGGCACGTAGCGCGGCTTTCGCCTGCGCCAGGGTGAAGCCCTCGCCGAGAGTGAGTTGGCTGGCCAGCACTTCGCCGGTCAGGCGGATAGGCGCGATCTGCGCACCTTTGGTCGAATCGGTGGCCTGATCGAGGATTGCCAGTGGCGTCTCGGAACCATCAGTTGCTGCCGCTTTGGCCAGGACAAACTCACCACTGGTTTTGACCTGACCGAGGACGGCGCCACGGTTGAGTTTTTGTACGGAAGCAATCACGACGGTATCGATGATCACTGGAAAGGCGCACGCCGACAGTTGGTCGGGGACGTAAGTTTGGCGTTCAGGATTACTCATGAGGATCTCCAATCAGCGGCGCGAGGCGCCTTCAACAATGGCGTTCACAACTGCTTTACGTTCACCCTGAGCCGCATCGCCCGTCGGAGTAGATGTCGACGCGCCGGTGGCATCAGCCTTGATCGCACTCAGTGAAATACCGCGATCCTGCGCCGCCTTAAACAGCTGCAGAGCGGTGGCCTCGACCGAGGTGCCGGCATCGATGGCGGCGGCGATCTCGGTCTCGAAACCCTTGCTGGCCATGGCGTTGATACCGGTGATGCGCTGTCGCTCGGCGGTAGCACCCTCCTCACGGCTTTGGGTGCGAACACTCTCAAGATCCGGTTGACCGGCTTGAGCGATCTCGATGGTTTGCGGATCCGTGCCGGCGGCCAGCGCCTCACGCAACTCCGCCGTGCTGCTGACGGTGGTCATGTTGTATTTCCTCGGTTGGGTTGCGGCCGGTTTGGCCAGTTCTGTAATCAATGTTTCGAGTGAGCCAAGACGGTGGGCCAAGCCGGACTCAACGGCGGCGGCGCCCACGCGCAAACCGCCGAAGTCGCCCATCTCGGGAACGCGCTCAGGATCCACCCCCAGGTTGCGGGCCACCTTGGCCACGAACACGTCGCCCATGGCGTCGACCGTCTCGCCGACCTTGGCCCGACCTTCTTCGGTGGCCAGATCCACTCGCTTGTTGGGCGCGTTGCGACTGACGATCTGGTAGCGCTTGCGACCGTTGGCTTCTTCACCGCCGACGACAGCCTCGACGACTACACCGATGCTGCCAGCGAGTGCGGTTTCGTCGATAACGATCTCGCTGGCCGCTGAAGCAATCCAATAAGCCGCGCTGGCACCAGTGCCGCCGATGTAGGCGACAATGCGTTTACGATCACGGGCCGAATGGATCTGGTCGGCCAGCTCGTTGATGCCAGCCGCTACGCCGCCAGGGCTGTCGATGTTCAGGATGATTGCACTGACCTTGGGATCATCCAGCGCCGTTTGCAGGTCGGTGGCTAACACCTGAGTGCTCGTCGCGCCGCTGATCTCAGTGAAGAGATTGGCGTAACGAAACACCGGGCCGACCACCGGAATGATGGCCACGCCATTGCGCACACTCACAGTTCGACTGTTATCCAGCCGCATACCGGTGCGGGTTTCCAGCGCTGCCGGATCGCCCATCCGATCTGCAATGGTCAGCAGGTTGTCCAGGGCGCCAGGCAGCATCAGCCAAGGCTGCGATGCAGCCAGCTCAAATGCGCGGGGCATGGTTATTCCTCGTTGGGGTTGTTGGGCGGTGGAGTTTCCTGTTCTCGCCCTTTGGGCAAGACGTGCAGGCCATCCTTGCGGCGTTGCTCGACCTCGCGCACACGCTGTCGGTACACCTGCTGCCACGGTTCACCGGTCATTGCGGCTGTTTCCAGCGTTTCATTGCTGACGCCGATTTCAATGCGCTTGCCGGCGGCGTTGGCCTCCTTCAGTTCATCAATAGCGCCACGGGCCGGACCGATCCAGATCGCTTGGCAGTACGCTTTGCGTTTGGCCGGATCGGCGTAGCCCGGCAATTTGATCAGCCCCCTTGCCACCGCTTCATCAATCAGCAGCTCTCGACTGGGCTGACAGAAGTCACAGATCAGCCACCAACGACGCAGGCTGTAGAACCGCCACGCCTGCAACATGGCGGCGCGGGCAGCGCTATAGCTGCTGCTGTAATGCAGCAAAAGCTCTTCCATTGGCTGTTCGAGCGCGGCGCCGATTTCCTTAACGACGGCGGTAAAGAACGGATCGAATTGCGCGTTGGGTCGCGCAGGATTGGCGATCACTGGCTCTTCACCTTGGCCCAAATCGACAATGGCGCCCTCGCCCAAGGCCAACTCACCATCGCCGGTGGTGTCGCCTCCAACGCCGTCACCTTCGTTGGCCAGTGCCGTCAGCGGCAGATTGCCCACCTGAAAGTCATTGGTCTTTTTGATGAACACGGTGAACATCGCCGAGATCACCGCCGCCATCAGTTCGGCACTGCTGTAGCGCTCCAACTTCTGCAGCGGCTCCAGCACCGGAGCCAAATAGGGCGCGCCACGCTTTTGCCCTGGCCGCTCCTTGTCCGCCATGACGTGCATCACACGGCGCCGGCCAGTGGCCTCTCCGAAGGCCGGCAACCGTTCCCACTTGAGCGCTTGGCCGGAGGTGTATTCGTTCTGGTAGCCGCTGCAGACGTGATAGGCCACCGGCGCGCCGAGACGGTCAAACTCGACACCGTCCACCAGGTTAACGCCATCCAGTTGCCCAGCCGGGTTGCACACCCGATCTGACTCGATCAATTGCAGCCGAGTACTGAACACACAGCCAGGACGCTCATCGTCGGGACTGGCCACCAATACATCACCGCCTACCATCGACGAGATCAACACCAATGCCTGTAGCTGGTAGTGATTGAGCGACGCCTCGGCGTCACACTCCCGAGGGTCATCGGCATACAACGACCACAAACGATCAAGCTGAGCGTTGATTGCATCGGCCTGTAGTTCGTCGAGGCCAAGCGCGTCATGGTCGATCTGTGCGCGGCAAACCAGACCGGTGCCAACGACGTTGGTACGTAAGCGAGTGATGGCTGCACGGGCGATCAGGTGATTGCGCATGGCATCCCGCGAACGAGCTACCAGCATTCGCCGCTCATTCTGATTGAGATCCCGACGCGGGCTACCAAGACCGGGTATCCAGCTGGCCATGCTACGCAGCACCCGGGAGGCACCGCGCCACCGAGTCTCAACACCGCCACCGCCGCCTTGAGCGACGATAGGTCGGGCTTCGTTTGCCGACTTGGCGAGCTTGATCGCCTCACGCATCAACAACTCAGCCGGGTCTTTTCGAAAAAATCCCATAGTCAGATCTTCATGTAGGAGATGCGGTTACGGCCGCGTCCCTGTTGTTGGGCCTGTTCCAGCGCGACCTCCTGCGCGTATTGCTGCTCTAGCAGGCGAAGGCTGTTCAGCTCGGCGCGATACAGTTCGCGATCCGCACGACGCAAGCGCTGGCCTTTCTTCAGGACGTCAGAGATCGCCGCCCGGACTTCCGCGAGGCGCTGTTGTGCGTCTGTCATGTTTGTTTTCCTAGTAGCCCGCGCGACTGCGGGTGCCCCGCCCACGAGCGACGGCTCGGCGCGGTACCGGTGCGACCGGTTGTTCGGTGGTGAACAGAGTTGGCTGTAGCAGTTGCTGCTCCAGCTGGTCCCATTCGTGATCGCGCAGCAGGTGGGTTTTCAGACTGCGCGCCGCATGCAAGGCGTACACCTCGCAGTCGAGCGCTTCGTTGCGCCGTCCGGCCTTTTTCTGCCAAACCATCTTGCTGGGGTTGCGTGGGTGCGGCGCCAGCACTTCGTTGGTGAGCTGCTCGTAGTAGTCCGAGCGGATCTCGCTATACCAGTGCATTCGGCCAGGCCCTGCGCCTTTCAGCCGAAGTCGGCCGTCGATCAGAGTCTTGGCTTTGTGCGTGCCAACGATGTGGACCCTCAGCCCGTATTTGGCAGCCTTGGTGTTATCTTGCGAGGTGTCCACCGACTGCGGCGGCTTGGTAAAAATCTCCTTGTCACGGCTGTCAACGGAAGCACCTTTGATCGCCATAACGTTGTAGCGTTGACGATCACGCACATACGCATAAACCGCATCGCTGGTATTACCGTCAGAGCTGTCGATGCTGACCGCCGACACCGCCAGTTGGGCGCCGCTTGCGATGGGAATCGGTCTGGAGATGACCCTGTCCAGCTCTTGCCAGACAGCGTCATGCGGATCGATGGGGTTGCCGTGCAGCTCGCCCCAATACAGACGCCATGACTCTTCACCCCGTCCCCATCCAGTGATCACTAGCGCCAAGCGGTCGCCTTGCACGTCGACGCCGACGGTGACCAAAAGCACACCTTGGGGTGCGGTGAGTTCCGCGTAGGGTTCGGCGCGCTTCTCCAGTTCGTCAGTCTTCGGAGCATCGCTCTGGTATTCGTAGCTTTCGCCTTTGGAGCTATTGACGAAGGCGATCATCGGGCCGATGTTGCCCTGCGCCGCCGCGTGCTCAGCCTGGAGTTTCTTTTCCATCAGCACCTCAAAGCGAGATCCCCAAAACGTTGCGTAGAGCTCGTTGAGGATGTAGCCCGCGATACCGCGAAACTCTGCTGTAGCTGACCAGCGCCCATGCTTGAGGTTGGCGTTTTTCTGGTTATCGTCCCAGATCCCGCCGCAGTGCGGGCAAGAGTAGAAAGTCTGTTCCGGACGCTTCTTGCCGTACACCTCATGCTGGTCCTCAGGATCCTCATCGCAGTGCAGGTTGTCGAAGCTCAGCGCGTGCTCTTGCCCGCACTCGTGACAGGGCACCAAGCCAACACGCTTGTCTGATAGCTCCAACTCCGCATCGATGGCCGATAGACCTTTGATGGTCGGTGTGCCGCCGATGATGATTTTCGAACGACGAAAGGTTTTGAGTCGCTCCTTCGCCAGCTTGATGCTATCGCCCTGCCCGCGCAGGTTGAGGTTGCAGTCGTCCGGTTCCTCAATGGCCACCCGCGGCACTGGCGTGGACTTCACGCTGGCCGGGCTGTTGGAGCCAACCATTTTCAGGAAGCCACCAGGAAAGCGCTTGAAATCCTGCCTTTGTTGAAGCTTGCGGCTGCGCAGGTCGACTTTCTTGCGCAGCCGTGGCGTGGCTTCAATCATCGGTTCGAGCTTTTCGCCGACGTACTGTTTGGCCGCTTCGGCTTTGGGAAACAACACCAGGATCGGGGACGGGTCAATGTCGATCCATTTGCCCAGGGCATTTCCCAGAACGCCAGACGTCCAGGCCACCTGCGCCGATTTGCGTCCGACGATCTCGCTAACAGTCGGATCGTCCAGTGCCTCCAATGGCCCACCGGGCCAGATAAGGTGAGGTGTCACGTCAAAGCGATACTTGCCGGGGCGTGCCGCTTCTTCCGGTGCGAGCCAGCGGTACTTGTCCGCCCACTCGATAATGCTCATGCGGGGCGGCGGTGCCCACTTGCGGCAGGCGCCGCGCAGCGCTTTAGTCGCCGTCTTCCTCAAGGCCCTCCGAATCGTCCGGTTCGTCAGAATATCCATCTGACGGGGCATCATCCTTGTCATAGTCAGAAAGCCTCCTCAGGATGGCTTCAATAGGGTCGCGAATGAGCTGCTCGTCAACTTCCACGTCGTAGCGCGCCGACAATTCGGCGGCTAACGCGTCCGGAAAGGAATTGAGCAGCTCCACTTTGGCTGCGGTGACCATGGCTTCGAAACGCTCGACCAGATCAGCCGCAATCACAACCTCGCCCAGATCCTTGGCCATCGCGAGTTCTTCGCGGTCGGCGCGGATCCGGTCGAGCCGGTCGCGTGAAGATTCTTTTTTGCCGTTGAGTGCAGCCTGGTGCATCAGCCACTGAATGACGGCTTCGGTGTCGTATTGGTTTTCGTTGCCCCGACCGAGGCCGAACTCGGTCACAGGCATGCCGTCGTTCTGCCATCGGGTCAGGGTGCGTTCATCACGGCCGACGATCTCGCTCAAGTCGGCCTTGCTAACTGACCTGCCCATATCTAACCCTTTGAAAAGACGGACATCCCTGCCAAATTCTCAGCTGCAGAGATCCCGCGAGTTCGCTAACCCGTGTAGGGGGCGGCCCTCGGGGAGGACCCGGAAAAACCGCCCCCCGGTCGGCCCCGCACCTAGGTTCGGTCGGTCGATGTCGACTCGGAAAGGCCCAGCCGCTTGGCAGCCCATCGTTCGTACAACCCGATGGCCACATCGGCACCGGCCATCGCCGTCAGGCAACCCAAGGCGCCTGCCGTCCAGATCGTCATGCCGGCTGCGATCATCAACATCATCGCCGACACCCCGCAGACAATGCAGGCACCGGACCGAAGCGCGAGGCGGCGCAACAACGCCCAGCCCCGCGCCCCATCCTTGTCGGCCCGCCACATCTCCCCCGATACGCCGCCGACCAGGGCCAGGACGATCACTAACCAGATCGGCATTTCTGCCAGCGCTTGTTGCTCGTTTGTCATCGCCAACCCCTAAACGCAAAAACCCGGCGCAATGGCCGGGTTTGGTGGTGTGGTGCCTGCCGCTCTCTGCGGTCGCACCTATCGAAGATGACTACTTTTTACAGGTCGATTCCGGTGGCAGCAACCCCGGTTTAATGCCACCCGGCGAATAAGTGGGTAACACAGGGTGAACACCTAGCGAATGTCGGCGAATATCCCACCCCGGCATTCTGCTGTTTCGGCGGCGTCCCATCTGTCCCACCATTCGGAATAGAAGTGGGACGCCTGAGAGCACCTGAATTCGGGGCTTCACCCCACTGTCCTACTTATCTCTCTCCTTTCTCGTGTAAAGGAAGAATCTTAAAGAACACGCATGCGCGTGAAACGCGCGTACTGCTACCCGCTACGCTTACACGGGCGGGAGGCACTTTGTAGCGGGACGGTGGGACAGCCCAACAACGACAAGGCCCGCACCTGTCCCACTGTATCAAAACGCAGCGGGACAAGACGGGCCAGTGGGACAGCAACAGCCGGACGAATGCCAGGGGTCACGCAGCCAACCCCATCATCACTCCGAAGATCTGCAGGTGTGCCTCATGTAAACGCTGGTAGTACGTGTCACGGCCACAACCGCAGTGCGCGTACCGCAAGCGCATATCAACGTCGAACGTGCAGTAATGCTCCCGCACAACCGTCACCAACTCGGGCGCCAGATGCTTGGTCACGATCAGCTCGATGTCGAGAGAACTCTCCAGCGGCGCACGAAAGGCCCGCCGTCCACGGATCAGTTGCCCATTGCTCTCCATCATCATGGCAACCATGTTCCCCCCAGCAAGCCCCCCTTTCGAATGTTCGGAATGCAGCTCCTGCGCCCACAACCGAAGCAGTGAATCGATCTCCTTAATCAAAGCACGGCTCCTCAATCGGTTCCCGCTTCAACGCCGAAGCACCGCCCCAACCTGCAGGCTTCTTGTAAGCCCACGGCCGCTGACCACTCTTCACCAACGGAGGCATCCGAACACGCCGCCATCCCAACCGATGCATAATCGCCCCGACGCGCATCTGCTCCGGCTTGCCCCAATGTCCGAAGTCCAACTTCAACGCACTGCTCAGCACTTCGCTGCCGGTGGTGGTCTCGCCGATCTGCGACTCCTCCAGCCAGGTCAGAATTGGACCTTCCCATTCATCCACCACAAAGCGCTCGTCCTGCTCCTCGCCGAACATCGCCGCCTCATCCAGCGTCACCCACCAAAGGTCGCCCGCGTCGTAACAGAACACCGCCTCGGCCCACAGCTGATCGCGGATCGAACGCAACAGCTCAAGATCCACCTTGGTACACGCCACCGGCCAATAACGCCGGTTACCGGTTGCGTCCTTCAGGTACTCGTCCTGGTTCGTCGTCCCAACGAACACGCACTGACGCGGCACGTCCATCGTCCGACGGCCGTAACTCTCACGGTAGGTATCGGTGGACGCCGAGAAAAACTGCTTGGCCTTGGTGCTCTCAGCCTTGTTGAAACTGTCCAGCTCACCCAGCTCGACGATCCACTTGCCCCGGATCGCTTGAAAGCCGTCCTTGTCGCCGAGGGCGAAGGGCGTATCCATGAACCACTCGCCGCCAAGAATGCTCATCGCCGTCGACTTACCGGCGCCCTGCGCACCCTCAAGAATCATCACCGAGTCAGCCTTGCAGCCCGGCTTCATCACCCGCGCCACGGCCGACAACATCCAGCGCTTGCTGACCTTGCTCGAGTAATCGGTGGCCTTCACGCCCATGACATCCGTGAGCCAGCTTTCCAGGCGCGGCACGCGATCCCACTCAAGCTTGCGCAGATACTGCCGCACCGGATGAAACGCATGGTCATGCGCAACCACGCTCACCGCCTCGATCACATGCGACGCCTTGACCCGCAAGTTGTACTGCTGCGCGAGCCACTTCATCACGCGCACATCATCGATGTCCGCCCAATCGCCCGTGCCGCCGCCATAAGGCGCCGCACGCAGCTTCACGATCTTCGAACTGAACGCGCTGTAACTAATCACCCCTGCCCAGCGTTCATCGTTGGCCAGAATCAACTCGACGTTCTGCATATGCGCAATCAACGCACCGCTTTCGCTTCGAGCCAGCATGTCCTTCCAGCCACCAGCGGCCGGCGGTTTCACCACAGCAAGCACCTGACGGCGCACAGCCTCCAAACCTTCGGCAACATGCAGGTCGTTGAAGTCGGTCCACTTGATCTCCCGCTCCCCGGAAAAGATCGGCGCAACCACCTGGCCACCGAGGATCAGCGCCGCGTTGTTGGCCTTCTCTTCACCAGGGTTCCAGGCATCACCGTTGGGCTTCGTGGTCTTCCAGTCATCGTCCCGGCAAATGATCAGCGGGCAGCCGGCGAAGCGCTCACGCATCGCCTTGCACACCACCAGCAAGTTACCGGCGTCAAACGCGATGGCCACAGTCAGCGACGTCGCCATATGCAGGCTTGCGCCCGTCGCGTAGCCCTCACACACCAGCACCGGCTCACCCGGATCCGGATGTGGACCGATCAGGTGAAAAGCGCCCTCCTTCGACATCCCATAGGGCCAATACGTCTTGTCGCGACCGGTGTCTTCCTGCTTGGTTGGATAAACCACCTGTAGGCCGACAATCTCGTCACGCACGTTGCACATCGGCACCAGGAACGCACCGGTGCGCGGCGCATACCGAACACCGATGCCGACGATCTGCTTACGATCCAGATAGTCGCTACGGCCCTTCTCCGGCATTCGCTTGAACATGCCAGCCGCACGCTTGGCCGCACGACGCGCTGCACCGGCAGCGATCTCGGCAGCCCGGCGCTTTGCCTCTTCCTGCCGAGCGCGCATGACCTCACGCTCTTCCGGCGACATCCGCCCGGCCTTGACCTTAATCTTCTGCGACTCACCCGAACGCCAGTCACCGAACGCGCCGAAAATCAGCGTCTCGCCCTTCTCGGTGCGATGCTCATGGGCAATGTACCAGCCGTTCTTTTCCTTGCCCTTGTCCTGCGCTGTTTTGCACCGGGTCAGCTTGCCAAAGACCAGCGGCTGCGCAGGCTCAAGCCCATAGTCGGCGAATTGCCCCAGAACCTCATCCAGCATGGCGAGACCCCTTCAGTTCGTCGACAGAAAGGCATCCCACGCATTGCGTGCAGCCGGGCTGCGCCAAACGACGGGCCTCAGGGATCGGGTCATCACACGTTTCGCAGAACAAAAATGAATGCGCCGCCAAAGCGGGCTTGGCGGCGTTGCGCGCAGCGAGCGCTTGATCGATACGCTCTTGCACCAGGTCATTAGCGAAGTCAGCGATATCAGCCACGGTCAACACCCCGCGTCGTCTGGTTGACATACGTGGCGCGGTTGAACATCCCCAGCAGCCCCTGAATCCCACGAAAAACCTGCAGGCGAATCGCGGCCAGCTCCTCATCAGTTACGACACCGTCACCAATGCTCTTGGCCCAGGTGTCCGCCAGATCCGCCACCTTGCGGAAGTATTCCGCGATACCGGTGGTCAACGTCTCGGGCATGTCATTGGTGTACGCCTCGGCCAGCTCCTGCCAGGTCGTGTCACCGACCAGCGCATGCACCGCATCCAGAATGCGGCGATCCTTGGTCAACTCCAGAATCTCGCCGAACTCCTGAATATTCACCGTGTGGCTTGGGTGGGTTGGGGAAAGCTTGTGCTGCAGCGTGGTCGCATTCCGGCCGGTAGTGGCGGCGATGGCAGCGGCGCCGCCGGGGTAGTCCCGTGCGGCATGGTAAAGCGCGAGATCGAGCGGCAGAACTTCCCGCTGCGCCCGGTCTAGAGAGCTCAGAATGATACGGCTCATGGCATTAATCCTTGTAAGTTGCCAGTGCCGCGCGACATGCAGTGGTGATACATTTGCCGCGTGGCTTGAAAGGGCCCAAACGCCGGCTAGATCTTCGGGATCGATACCGGCACCGTGCCGGGGCGAACAATCCGTTGTTCACCCCTGGCGCAACAGCTGCCCAATCTGTGGTGGAAAAGGCAGCAACACCAAGGCTTCCGAGCCTTGGAAAAGCGCGATAAAGAGAGGTGGTTGCATGTGGTGTGCCCACCTACCTTTATCGCGACCCGACAGCGCTGTGGTGGTGCGTGCCGGGAGGAACTGGGCGGCCATTAGGTCGCCTTTTTTCTTGCTACGCTGCAGCTTTGTTAGGGGCCGAAGCGTTCAGCAGCCAAGCTGCTTGGAAGGCGTTGCCTTTCTGATTTGCAGCGGTCGCCAGCAGCTCGGCGTATTTGGTTTCACCTGTGTAATCCGTTCGCGGCAGGCATGCGGCCTGACGCCATTTGTTCAACGCCTGATAGCTTCTATTGCATACCTTCGCGGCGGCCCCGATGCCGCCTACGGCTTCAAACGCGAATGCAATTGCGCTCGGAAAATCTGCGGGGTCCAGCATGACACCCTCCATTTATCAACTCGTGGTTGATGTTATAGATCAACTGACTATTGCGCAACCTTTATGAGACTCTCAACTCATGGTTGATAAAAATTCTCTCCGCGCAGCCTTTAGCGAGCGCCTTCATGAAGCCCTCAACGATGCCGGCGTACGTAGCCGGGGTCGGGGTGTAGACATCCATCGACAGCTGAAAAGTTTAGGCGTAGAAAAGACGACCCAGGCAATCAGTAAATGGCTCAATGGTGAGGCGATGGCAGAATCTGACAGCATGACTGCCCTCTGCTCTTGGCTTAAGGTTCGTCGCGAATGGTTGGAATATGGTGTGTTGCCAAAGAAAAGCGATGAGGAGAGCAATGTTCACCGATTGAAAGTTGCAGATGGCAGCAACGTCACCGAAATCAACCATCGTTTCGGTAAGGTACCCTTGATTTCTTGGGTACAGGCGGGAGCTTGGTGCGAGGCGGTTTCAAATTTCGAATCCTATGATTCTGATTCGTGGCTATCCTGCCCCGTGCCTATTAGCGATCAAGGGTACGCTTTGAAAGTTCTCGGCGACTCCATGACTAACCCAGGACCAGGCCGAAGTTACCCTACCGGCTGTATCATCTTTGTAGATCCCGAAGCTGAGACAAAAACTGGTGACAGGGTGATAGCAAGATTGCCACGAACAAACGAAGCAACTTTCAAAATTCTTGTTGAGGATGCCGGCAATCAATACCTCAGACCAATAAACCCGCAATACCCAATTATCAAAATCTCAGAAGAGACTCATATTTGCGGTAAGGTAGTTGGCTCATTCATCCCTGAGTGACCCTCAATCAATCTTCTTTTTGAAAATCCTTCAAAGCCGATATATGTCCTTTCGGCGAACTTAACCATTCAAAAATCTTCGCAGGGGACAACTCCCATATACGGGCATACATGTAGCCATTTATCCCCGCCACAGCGCCAGAAATATGCATATCAACTTTCGCAGTAGCCAAGGCCAACTGTTCGCATCCATCAAAATCGACTTGCTCCAGAAAACTAACCATCCACCCTTCATGAGACGTGTCGACCACTGGCAGGAGGATCCACATCGACTGAGCGATTTTATGGATTTGACTTACGGCAAAGCTAGCGGTTTTCTTCAATCCAAATGCTTGAGACAGGACATTCTCATGTCTGGCAAGTAAGTTATAAACATCAGATGAGAACCTTTGCATTTCATTACGAGCTTCCAAAAAAGCAATAGATTGCCCTTGAAGAATCTCTATTTGCAATTTCATGTGCGGAACTGAATTGTTATCATACGCCGTTTTTAACAACCGTACGTTTTCTGCATAGGCACCAAGCACACTCGAAAAATATACCACTCGCTCAAAATAGCCCTGCATCTCGTTTGCAGCTTTAAGCTTTAATTCCTCCCGCATTTGCCTGCGCCAACTTTCTATAGCCACATGAAACGCGAACATAAATCCAATCACAGTAATCAGCGAAGAAACAACCCCGACTTTAAACTCTGGCTGTAGCGAATCAAAAAGCATCACCAACTGTTGAAAGCTCAAAGGAGCAACTCCAAATAAACTCTCGGAATACATATAACAAAGAACTGCTAAGACCAATACACCATACAATGACTTAAAGAAAATACGCCATATAAACCAAACCAAAAAAAACAACGTTATACCTACATACATGACAACCGGATTAACTTTTCTAACAATATTTATCATGGTTTTATCATTTCGATTTGATCGACTGGGAATCAATTTATCATATTTACTCCACTGGTCTGATGTTTCAGTGACATCACCGAAATGACAACCAACGGTTGACATACATCAACCAGTGATTGATATTTGTTTCACTCTTCCACCACAGAGCGAGGCAAAACTATGCACACCACAGCAACCCTGCACGTCCACCCGGCCGCTGCTAATCCCTTCCGCATCTTCGAAATCCGCCGCTTAGCCCGCGATAGCGGCTGCTCGTTTGTGACCAGCAGACCGAAACAGCTCGCACGTCCCGCCCCTACCCCATTCGACCCGAACGGCGGAGGGCATGCAGCATGATCAAGTACAAAATCGACAACCGCACCCTGCAGTTGCTCAACGCCCAGGTCAACCTGACCGAAACCTTCAACCACGTTCTCCGGACAGCCCCCAAGCGTGAATGCCTGGCGTTCCGTCTCAAGGTCGAACGAGGCACGACCGAGAGTACCTTCGTCGTCGAGCTGGGCAGCGAACGCCACACGCTGACCCTGCAGAACGACAAGAAAACGCACCTCAAGCTGGCCGACTTTATCGAAGAGATTGCCAACGGTCCGTTCGACGCGAGCAACACCTGCGACCTGATGCACCGCCCGCATGCCAGCCGCGAATACGGCCGCTTCGAGGTCTCCGACAAGCAACGCGTGTTAGAGCTGGTACGCACCGGCGGCGTGCTGAGCCTCGACATGGGCTTCGACTATCCCCTTCAGGTCGCGCTGCATCGCACCCAATCGCGCTCAGGCGTTACCACCATCCTGAGCATCGGCAACAAAAGCCCGCACACCCGCTGCTTCACCGCGTACGGCACCGATGTCGAGATCTACGGCAAGGTCACCGAGTCCATCAACCACCTCGCTGCAGCGGCCACCCCAGCCGCGCACGCGGCATAAGGGGGCGCGATGGAACGCAACCTCGCTCAAGCTGCAACCCAACTCGGCCTCACCCGGCCAAAGCTCATCGCTCGCATGCGGGAAAAAGGCCTGCTGAACGAGGGGAACCTACCGGCCTACCCCAACCGCGACCGCGATTACCTGCGCATCAAGGACGGCCAGTGGTACCACGACCAGCTCGGCATGCAGTACAGCCAGTCGACCCGGGTGAAACAACCCGGCATCCGCTGGCTGGCCGAACAGTTGGGCATCGACCTGCCTGCCATCCCGGCAGACAACCGTGACGTGGCCTAGGGAATACGCCCGCCAGATCATCGCCATGCGGACACGAGAGGAGCGCAACGCCGCGCTCCTCGAAGTGCCCGAACATCTGCGCGAGTTGACCAAACGGCACTGCCTGAACGCCTGGAACCACCCGGCCAGAAAACAACACAAGGAGGCCCAACAAAGCCATGAGTAACACACCTCAAAACCCGCTGCGCCTACACCCGGCACCGGAGTCAGCCACCGTCGAATTGCTCTACCGCATCTTCGGCGACGTTCTGATCCCGCTGGAGAAAGTGCGCGAGCAGTACTTCCGCAACCTGAACGAGCAATCCTTCGTCGCCGAGATCAGCAGCGGCCGCATCCAGCTCCCCATCACCACGCTGGACACCAGCCGCAAGGCACCGAAGTACGCCCATATCCGCCACGTCGCCTCCCTGATCGACATCCGCGCCTACAAGGCCGACGAAGACATGCAGCGACAACAGGACGACACCAACGAGTAACGACCAAAAACCGAACGGCTGCCACCACCAGCCAATGACATCACCAGGAGCACACCACATGACCGCAATTCAGATCTGCGCACTCATCGCCCTGATCACCCTGGCCGGGCTACTCGTCTGGGCCGGCTACTTCATGGGCCATACCGACGGCATGTCCGCCGGCATGAAAGAAAGCGACGAAGTCCTGCGCGCCGAAAGCGCCAAGACCATTCGCGAGTTAAGGGCCTCGCTCGACTTCATCAGGGCCGATCACGCCCACTTGGCGCAATTCAGCAAACGTCTCCAGGAAGCGTTGGCACTCGGCGAACCCGAACGCCAAACGCTGATCGACATCGCAGACAAGCTCCGGATCGCCGCCGAGACTTTCGCCGCCTTCCGCACGGGCAAAAAACTCGAACGTGAAACCCGCGTCCTGCGCGACCAGGCGCTCGCCATCGCGGCACTGCTGGAGCCGGCAGATCAGGAGAGCGCCGCATGAGCCAGGCCTATTCCCAATCCCTCACACACCGCAACCCGGCTCACGCCTCATCAGCGGCTGATGAACCAACGCGCAATCGAACCTCGGAGGAAAGCGGCATGCAAAAGGACCAGCACAACACCCAATCCCCGACCGCTTTACTCCGAGAGGAATCCCGCGTCGACACACTAGAAACAAACAGCCTCTGCTGCGCAGCAGCAGGCATTATTGCTTCTACCAGCAGCACCACCGAGGCGCCCATACCCCACGAAAAGCTGCGCGAGGCAGCCACACCCAATGCAACGCTAACCGCTCAGAATCGCCCGCCCGCGCAGCCTGTTGTGGGGTATGGGCACGCCTCACCCACTTATGACATTCCCCGACTCGAGCTATTCGACTCGCTGGTGCAAGCCGTGACCCGCCATGTGGCTGCCCGCCCCTTCACAGGCCCAAGAGCATTGATGCACCGCTTTGGGATTGGTTTGCAACATGCCCGCTGGATTCTGGTGGTGCTGGAGCAGCGGGGGTTGGTGCGTGGCCACTGTGGACGATTGGTGGCGACCAGTTACATCCAAGGCGTTTCTGCCCATCGCATTTACCGAGTGAACCCAGAAGCCTGGGGCACTCACCTGACCATGGACAAGCAGGGCCAGATGGGAGTCGCCCGATGAGTACTCGCAACATAGTTAGCGTCAGCGGAGGGAAGGACTCCACCGCAACCCTACTAGTAGCAATAGCCCTAGAGACAGAAAACCTCCAGGCCGTCTTCGCCGACACCGGTAATGAACACGAACAGACACTCCAGTACCTGGAATACCTCGAGCAAGCGACGGGCGTACCGATCACCAGGGTCAAAGCCGATTTTTCCAGTCAGATCGCCGGGAAACGACGGTTCATCGAGACTAAGTGGCGGGAGCAAGGCATCGAAGAGTCGGTGGTATTGGCTGCCCTCGATACTCTGCAACCCACCGGCAATCCGTTCTTAGACGTGTGCCTCTGGAAAGGGCGCTTCCCCAGCGTCCGGGCCCAGTTCTGCACGCTGGAACTGAAGCGCGACCCCATGCTGGAGCAGGTCGTGATTCCCCTGACGGAACAGGGCGACATGATTCTCAGTTGGCAAGGCGTGAGAGCAGGCGAATCGCTGAACCGCCGTTATCTGCCGGAGTGCGACGAAGTTGGTGGAGGCCTATTCAACTACCGACCGATCTTGAAATGGGACGTCCCCGCCGTGTTCGAGGCGCACCGGTACATGGGGATCAAGCCAAACCCGCTCTACTCCCAAGGCATGGGCCGGGTGGGATGCATGCCCTGTATCAACTGCCGCAAGGACGAACTACGGGAAATTGCGCTGCGTTTCCCCGAGGCGATCGACAGGATCGAACGCTGGGAGCGCTTGGTGCAACAGGCCAGCAAGCAGGGCGCCGCGACATTCTTTGCAGGTTCGAACGCCAAGCATCCAAAAGGCTCGATATCCGGTATGACGGCTATCGAAGTGATGGAAATCGCGAGTATTCGCCAGGCGGTGGAATGGTCGAAGACCACTCGTGGCGGCATCCAGTACGACCTGTTGATCGCTACGGATAAAAACAACTGCGCAAGCGCATACGGGCTCTGTGAAAGCGGATGGGCGCCACACCAAATAATGGAGGCAGCATGAATACCTTATTCCTACTTATGGCTCAGTATGACGGGCAAGCTGTCATCCCATTAGATCGCGTCTGTGCAGACTACATGCACCTGACCGTTGAGAAATTCAAACGCAAAAGGCGCGACGGTGAGATAGACATCCCAGTCGTTCGCTTAGGTGCTGACACACAAAAGGCAGCCCTTGGAATCCATCTCAAAGATCTTGCTGACTACATTGACAAACAGCGAGAGAAGGCAGCTCGCGAACAGAAACAATTAATGGGCAGGAAAGCGGCATAGCTTCAAAAAGTGGGGAGAGCCTTGAGCCATCCCCACTTTTTCGTTATTCACCTGATGATTGTTTTTGCATTGCAATAAAGTAAAAACCCCATACAAAACAAGCATAGAACCAGAAAGAGCTAACAGACATGACCCTCGCCGCTAGCTCTTGTGGTGGAAACAACCCCAGCAAACCTATTGTGAATAAACACATTGCGGTTAAAGGATAAAAAAGCTCGTTAAATTCAGTTTGCAATACCCATATCAAACCATTCACAAGAGTTCCAAAGAACGCGCTCCACAGTGTTTTCAAAACCACGATAAAAAGCGCCATCAACCAAGCAGCAGCTGCATTACCGTCCCAGTCCACCTCAAACCAGACAGTGCCTTCCATCGAGACCACCAACCCCGTCTGCAGTATGTAAGCGACTGCGAGCATTGGCAAAGCGAAGATCTTCGCCAAATCTTGTAAGTTCTTTAGGTCTGTAAGTTTCGGAGCAAAATCAGCAGCCATACCTTTTCCTTCAATTAAACAGTCCATCAAATCAATCAGGTTTCACGCAGGCCTTCAGCCAAGGCCATCCTTTGAACGTGTCACCCCGTCCTCTTAAATGCGTATATCGGCGCAACGAGTTCCAGTCCCTATGCCCGGAAACACTCGAAACCCTGGGAATATCCCAGTCCATTTCGAACAGGCGACTCACGCCTTCATGCCTTAGATCATGGAAGTGCAGATCCTCAATACCCAACAGCGGACACGCCCGCGTGAACGACGCCGACACCGATCTGGAGTTGTACGGAAATATCTCCCGCTCTCTCCTTGGCATGCTCTGCAGGATCGCCCAGGCCTCATCGGGCAGATGGCACCAAACGTCGTTGCCGATCTTCTGTCCGGGGTTCTTCATATCACGCACCAGGACGGCCTGGCGGGACTCGTCGAGATCATCCCAGCGTATCCGCGTGCTCTCCTCCTGGCGGCGCGTCGAGAAGAGAGCAAACGCAATCATCTTCGGCATGTTGATCGACTCAGGTCGACGTACCTGCATTTCGAAAAAGTGCCTCATCAACCTGTCCAACTCATCCAGTGTCGGCCGACGGTTGCGCTCCTTGCTCTTGCTCACCATACCTAGCTTTCGCAAGACCTTGCGCGCGTCGGGCATGGCCAGCGGATCTACCTCGTAGCCCCAGGCCGGTCGCGCCACGGACAGCACCGCGCCCAGGTGCGAGAGATCATTACCGACCGTCTGCGCCTGAACACCGCCGCCCTCTTTACTCATCCGCCACTGTGCAAACTCCACTAGCTTTTGACTGGTCAGGGCCGAGTCGTCGAGGTCGCCCAGCCAGGTATCCTTGATCGCCTTCAATGTCGCGTTCTTGGTCTTGCCAGCGGCCGGATCTTCTCGTACTCGTCCAGGTACTGCTCGATCATCTTTCTAATCGTCACACCCTTACGATTTGCGCGCTCAATCGCACCAGGTTCAGCCAGCTCAGTCTCACGCCGTTTGATCCAAGCCTGGGCGACCTGCTTTCGGTCGAAGGTTTGGCTTTCCTGATAAACTGTGCGCCCGTCCCGATTGATCCGTATCTGCGCCGTGTAGGCCGTCGAGTTGTCCTTGCGCTTGCGTGATGTGATCGTGCCCATTTCCAGTTGCTACATTGCCGAATTCGCTTGCTACATTGTAGCAACCGCCTTCAGAAAACAAGGAAAAATGGGTAAAAACCGCTGTATAAAAGATCAGTATCAATGAATTTCGAAAAACCTGAAGCGCCCGTAAACACTAGCCACACCCGTTCCGAGCCGTCTCGCCGCTTCAGCGTGGCCCCGATGATGGACTGGACTGATAGGCATTGCAGATACTTCCTACGCCTCCTGTCGAAGAACGCCCTGCTCTACACCGAAATGGTCACCACCGGCGCCCTCCTCAACGGCGATCACGAACGCTTCCTCCGTCACAACGAAGCCGAGCACCCGCTGGCGCTGCAGCTCGGCGGTAGTGTTCCGCTGGATCTGGCCGCTTGCGCGCGCATGGCGCAGGCGCATGGTTACGACGAGGTGAACCTTAATGTTGGCTGCCCGAGTGATCGGGTGCAGAACAACATGATCGGTGCGTGCCTGATGGGGCATCCGCAGTTGGTGGCGGATTGTGTGAAGGCGATGCGCGATGCGGTGTCGATTCCGGTGACGGTGAAGCATCGGATCGGGATCAATGGGCGGGACAGT